GCATGTCCGCCGACCCCTCCCGGACGACGTGCTCCCCGATCGGCACCGACTCCTCGCGGATGCGCTTACGGATGGCCCGCGACACGGCCTTGTCGGCCTTCCTGAGCGCCGTGGAGAACCGGGCGTAATCCTCAGCCGAGACCGTCGCCATGAGGCCCCCAATCGCTCACGAGGGGGGCCAGTGGCGGGTCTACCGCGCGGCCCTCCACTACAGGGCGGTGTCTGCGGTTCTCGTGACGATCCAGAGGTCCTGCGCCGCGGCCTCGCCGTCCAACCCGGCGAAGTTCAGCCCGTGAGTGACCCGCTCGGGGCTGCCCGCCGTCGGCAGGTCGCCGTCCAGCTTCACCTCAGGCACCGCGATCTGTAGGACGTCGGTGCCGTTCGTCAACGTGACGACGAGCAGGAGGGCCGTCTCGTTCTGGATCGCGTCCACGAACGTCGTGCCCTCATGCTCCACCGTCACCGTGCCCGACACGACGCGAAGCCCCGGCTTGCGAACCGTCGGCAGCCCGCCCACCTGCGGGCCGTCCTTCAGCGCGTTGTCCACGTTCAACGTGAAGCCCTTGACGACCGCCAGCGCCGTGCCGGACGCCGCGGCCAGCGCCGTCGTCGTCGGAGCCGTCAGCGTGCCGCCCGCGTAGAACGCCGCATGCGCGAACGTGAACAGGCCCATCCCCGACGGGTACGACGCCGCGGCGATGCTGCCCGCCGTCGACAGCGACTTGCCCGCGAACGTCAGCTTCACCTTGGCGATGTCGCCCTCAGGGCACTCGATCGACCACGAGCCGACCTGACAGCCGGCCCAGTTGTACGGGGCCACCGCCGTCCCGTTCCAGACGCCCGTCTGCACCGTGTACGACGGCAGCTCGTCCGCGAACGCGAACACCTGCTGATACAGGCCCTCAGACACCAGGTTGGACGATCCGGAGCCCATGCACGCCTCCCACAGGACACCCATGCCCTTGGTGACGGCCTCCATCTCGAGGTCACCCGACACCGACTTGAACGGCACCGCGCGCCGCGCCGACCGCGCCACCCGCGACCCGACCCGCAGGCCCTGACCCTGGACGACCGCCTTGTCGAGCTTGAACGGCGCGTTGATGAACTCGAAGAAGCGATCCGGCACCACGGCGGTCCCGTAGGTCGTCTCCTTCTTGATGCCGAACTGGGCGTCGAGGAACGTGGTCACTTGGTGGCCTCCTTGGTCGTGGCGGCCGGGACGGCCTCGAAGTTGTCAGGCTGCTCCAGCAGCCGCGCGGCGTCCTCGTCGGACACCTCGAACGTGGCGCCCGCGTCCACGAGACGGCCGAGCACCTCGACCGCCCCCACCGGGCTGATGTTGCGGACCTTCACGGGTTCCTCCTAGATGCGAGCTTCAAACTGGATCGAGAACAGGACCTGCACGACGACAGATCCGTAATCGCTGGTCCGCATGGGCAGGCACGCCACCTCGGAAAGTGAGGTTTTCCACACTCCGGGCACACCCTGGGTGATGTTGGCCCGCAGCAAGTCCTCAACGGCCGCCAGGATGACGAACGCGGCGTCCCGGACACCCTTGGCATCGTCGTCGCCGTGGGAACAGAAGATGACGCAGTTGATCGACCCCGACTCGTTGCGGGCCTGGCGCGATGCGTGCGGGTACTCCTGCGAAGATGTCATCCCAGACTGTCGGCCACTGTCGGGGTCGGCCACACCGAACAGCAGCCAGTCGCCCGTGGTGAGCTGAGCCGGCCAGCAGTCCTCCACGTTCACCGCCGGAAGGGCCGCCCGGGACGCCGCGATCAGGGCGTCCATCAGGGCCGGAATCTGGCTGTTCACGCGAAGCCCAACGGCGCCAGACGATGCGGCGCCAGCATGGCCTCAGCCTGCGCCGGCACCAGGTAGCCGATACCCACGCCCGGCTGGGGTGCGCCCGGCATCTTCAGCCGCGACTGCCAGTAGTGCGCCGCGATGACCAGAGCGGCCTCACGCGCCCACGACGGCACCAGCGCCGAGCCCGTCACGTAGACGACCGTCACCGGGCCGAACAGGCCGCCGTCGACCCGCTGCAACACCTGACCGGACGCCCGGAAATCACCCACCGCCTGCGCCACACCACCCGGGTAGGTGGCGATCGACGTCAGCGACGACACGCGCGCCGACAGGACGAGCGCCGAGCCGTAGGCGTACACGTTCTCCGTGCGGGACACCTCGAGCACCGGGCCGACGCCGGGGGTGTCGCCGTAGCCGTCCTCAACCGCCGCGCACGCCACGTCAACCGCGGCCTGTAGCTGCGACTCGTCGGCCGCCTTCGTGTTGTTGGCGACCTCGCGGAGGTCGGCCGTCGTGATGAACGTGGTCACAGGGCTCCCCCTCCCATGGCGCGGACTGCCTCGAACTGGCGTTCGTCCAGCCAGTACCGGCGGCGGTGGTGCAGGATCGCGCCCGTGTGCGCGTGAATCTTGAAGCCCAACGACCGGACCCGCTTGCAGAAGTACATGTCCTCGCCGAGCCAGTAGCCACCTACGGGCAGGTCACGGAACCAGCACCAGTCGCAGCCCTCATGGTCGGTCGCCTCCGCGCGGATCGCCTCCAGCACACTGCGGTGCACCAGCAGCGCACCCGTGCCGGCCCGGTCGATCTCGATCACCGAGTCGGGCGGGTAGTCCACCACGGGCGCGGCGGAGATCCCGTCGTCCGCCTCGCGGTACAGGTGTGGCACCGGCTGGGGGATCAGGCCGCCCGGCCACGTACCGAAGTACAGTCCAGCCACCACCGGACGTTCGACGGCATGAGCGGCGCCGCACAGCTTGTCGAACGCCAGGGTGCTGATCGTCTCGTCGGAGTCGATCATGAACAGCCAGTCGGCCGTCATGTCGTCCAGGAAGTGCCGCACGATCTCGTTCCGCTGGCGGGACAGCAGGCCGCCCTCGATGCGCAGCACGCCTTCAATACGCTGGCCTCGGTCGCGCACCAGTTCGATCATCGACAGCGCGAACGCTCCCGACACGTCGCCAGGATCGGGCCACGAGATGACAACCCGATCACGCGACCTCACCGCTGTACCGTCCCCGCATCCGGCTTCGACACCGGCTGCACGTCGCGGCCCTCCCGGGCCGCCTCGGCGCGCTTCTCGGCCGCCTCGCGCTGCTCACGCGTGCGCTCGTTCGTGGTCATGGCTCCTCCTCTGGGGTTGCGCAGGGGCCCCCGGCCCAGAGTTCCGGGGGCCCCTGCTAGCCGACCTGATCAGGGCCGGCTGGTTGGATCAGGCGAACGTCGGAGCGACGAGGCCCGTGCCGTCGATGACCTGCACCGACGCCTGGTGACGGTGCGGGATGAACGCCGAGAACCCGAGGACCCTGTAGAGGATCGAGTTCTGGTCGGCGTACGTGGCGTCGAAGCTCGCCGTCTCGACGGCCGACTCCCACAGCTGCAGGTCGGTCCGACGCAGGACGAACACGACGTCCTGGTTGGTGGCGGCGCCGAGGTTCGTCGGGATGCTCGGATCGACGTACACCGGCAGGCCCAGCATCTCGCCCGCGAGGCCGACGGCCGCGGGTGCCCCGGTCACGCCGACCTGGTTGGACCCGGCGCCCGACGGGACGACGAGCGGCCGGTTCGAGGTGTCCAGCGCCCCGAGGACCCACGCCCACCGGCGGGGATGCATGACGATCGTGTCCGCGGGCAGGTAACGCCCCGACGCGACCGCGGCCTGCGCCTGCAGCACCTTCATGTAGAAGGAGTTCGCGGCGGTCGCCGACACGACGGCCGGCGCCGTGCTCGTGAACGTGACGGCGGTGCCGGCGGTGATGAGGCCGCGGAGCTGACCGTTGGCCGCCGAGCCGCCGATGACCTGCGTGTTCAGCATGACCGCGTACGCCTCGGCGAGGTCGGCCAGGATGATCCGGTCGAGCGGCGTGCCCGACTGGCGCAGCAGCGCGAGGCTGACGGTCTGCTTGCCGGTGATCTCGGTGATGCCCGAGGACACCGACGTCGTGGTGACGTTGGTCTCCGTGATGGTCGTGTTCTGCGTCACGGTGACGCCCACGCCCGCACCCGCGCTGATCTTCGGGATGTTGATCGAGGCCACGCCCGCGGGCAGGGTCTCGGCGCCGATCAGGTCGGCGGTGATGCGGCCCGGACGGGCCAGCTCGACGAAGTCGTCGATCAGCCACAGGGGCGGGGCGAACTCGCCGCCCGCACCCGCGGTGGTGGTCGACGCGCGGGTCTCCTGCGCGGCCGCCAGACGCTGCCGGGCGCCGTCGTCGCCGCGGCCCGCGTTGAACAGGTCGCGGAAGTAGGAGTGCTCGGTGTCGTCGCGGCGGTACACCGGGTTCGGCTCGTGGCCGACCTGCACGCCGGACCGGACCTCGGGGGCCTGCTCGGACTGCAGACGGGCGATCGCCTCGTCGGCACGCTGCTCGTCCTCGAGCTTCGCGACCCGCTCGCGCAGGGCCTCGATCTCGGCGGACACGCTCGCGCGCTGGTCGGACAGCTCGGCCTCGCGGACGGCGTCGATGGTCTCGGCCGCGCGGACGCCGTTCAGCGACTCGGTCAGCTCGTTGTACTTCGCGATCCGGGCGTTCATCTGCTCACGCAGGCGCCGGATCAGGTCCTCGATCTTCACGATCGGTCTCCTCTTCTGGTCGATTCTGGGGGTTTGGTCGGTAGACCAGGCGTGGGCAGGACTCGCCGAGGATTGCCACCGCCGGCGGGGGTCGCGCTCAGTGCTGCGCGGTCAGAGCCGCTGGAGTTCCAGCAGCATGCCCCGCTCGGGGGCGGCCGCGGCACGCTGCCGCGGAGTCTCAGGGGCAGCCCGCAGACCGGACTGCGTGTACGGGTTCGCGCCGAACCCGACGATCGCCACGTCTCCGCGATGAACCTCGGCCACGTTGATGCGGAACTCGGAGTAGTCCGGCGACCACTGGCCCGCCTTGATCCGAAACGCGAACGACATCTCGTCGATCAGGCCGGCGCGCAACTTCGGCGCGATGTACGCCACGTCGGCGTCCGCCGGATCAAGCTCGGCCAGCACCCGCAGGCCCTCGTCGGTCTCCTCGAGCTGCAGCGTCCCGTTCGTCGTCCGCGCGATCCGCCGCAACTGGTCGTGTCCGAGCACGAGCGGGACGTCCAGGTCGGAGCGGGCCAGCGACTCGGCGAACGCGCCAGCCGACACGATCTCGGTGTACGGTCCCCACATGTCCCACATCTCGTAGCCGCGCTCCGTCGCAGCCGCCAGCCCGTCGAACGTGAGGCTCGTCGCCTCCCCGCCCTTCGCGCGGAGCTCGATGGCCGCCGCGAACGACGCGCGGAACGACGACCCATGCTCAGCGTTCCTGCGCTGCGACGGCCGGTCGCCGCGCTGCCGGATGCCTGCCGCGCGGGCGAGTGCCGCTTCCTTGATCATGCTCATGCCTTGGCTCCTTGCGGGGTGGGCTTGTTGGGGTTCCCGAACAGGGCGTCGAACTCGGCGAGCTGCTCTACGGTGAAGGGCGGGCGGTCTTCCTTCGAACGAACCTCGCTCGGCGCGAGCGTCCGTGACCTGATCTTCAGTTCGTCGACCTCGGCGCGCGTCTGGTCGTCCATCGCCAGCAGGGACGAGCGGTTCAGCTTCACGAACCGCGGCCGCGGGGTCAGCCGCGACAGCGCGTCCTCGCGGGCATCCACCGACGGCCCGAGGTGCTTCACCAGGAACTGCAGGTTCGCCTGCTGGATGTTCGCATAGTCGACGGTCGACGACTCGATCGGAACATCGACCTCGCTGGCAGGGACGCCGAAGAAGCGACACAGGGCCGCGTCCGAGATGTTCATCATCTCGATGAACCCCGTTTCGACCGCCTTCGCCTGGATCGGGTCATACTCCCAGTCCTTGCCCACGACAAACAGGTCCCCGGTGGCGATCGCCGACCGGAACCGCGCCTTGATCGCGTCGGCCGCCGTGTCGCTCACGACACGCTCCGCGTTTCTTAGGATCGCGCCCGGGATCGCGTCGCCGCCGAACCAGTCCGCCGCGAAGCGCTGCGCGGCCTCTGACCCGTACAGGGTCAGCGCCGCGAACGCGATCGGGGACAAGCCCACGGGGCCGCCGTACATGCGCTCGTGCCAGATGTTGCGCGCCGGCACCAGCTCGCCGTGGATCCGGTACTCGACGATCCGACGCCGGCTCACCCGGAACCGCACGGCCTCCGGCTCGATCAGCTCGATGGAGTTGGGAAGGCCCATGCCGTCGCGCCCGTGGATCACGCCGACGCTGTTGCCGTAGCCCTCCAGCGCCCGCTGCGACGAGTACAGCCACTCCGCGATCGTCTCCGGCTGTCCGTCAGCGTACTGCCACGGCTCCACCAGGACGGCCGGCTTCGCCACCTCGAGCGCCACACCCTCAACGCGCCGGAACACGTCCACCGGCATGGCCGCCAGCAGGGACGCCTTCCGGTGGATCGCAGCCCACACCACCGACTGACGGTTTGCCGCCGACGCCGACGGGGCCGCCACCCGCTGGCCCGTGCGGTCCGCACGCGGCAGGCCGCTGATCGTCGTCCATGCGCGTTCCTGCGCGCCCCGGAACAAGCTCACGACCGAGCCCTGGCCAGGCGGTCAACCAGCCACGACAGCAACAGCAGAGCCGCACCCGCCGCAGCCAGCGCCCCTGGGACGGACAGCGGCCACACCAGCACCGCCAGCGCCACCACCAACAGCAGCGCGCCAGCCAGGTCGAGGACGGACGTCACCATGCGGACCTCCCTCACGCGATCGAATCCAGTAGGTCATAGGTGTCCTGCGCGGCACGCACGGCCCACACCGCGGCCTTCATGGCGTCCGCGCGATCCTTCGAGACCACCCGCACGCCGTCCACGCCGTCAGCCACCCGCATAGACAGCACCTGCTCAGTCAGCACACCCGAACGGCCATGCCGGAAACTCGACTCCTTGACCGCCTGCGCGAACTCGGCCGCCACCTGACGCACCGACCCCGACACCGACTCCACCGACACGCCCAGCTCATCCCACGCCGGATGCTCGGCCAGCGACGAACCCACGAGCACCCGCCCGCGGCATCCCAACGACTCCACCAGGGCAGCAGCGGTAGGCACGTCGGCACATTCCGACACCGACACGACCACACCGCCGTCGGTGTCCCACGCCTGAGCGACCGACACGCCGAGATCGAACCACGCCTCCACCGCCACCACGTCCGGCGGGAACTCCGGCACCGCCGCAGCCATCCCGCGCCACACCTCGGAATCGACCACCGGGCGGCCGACCTGCTTCCGCTCCCGTAGGTGCCAGATGTTGAGGAACTGCGACTCGAACCCGCGCATGGGGTCCGGATCGTCGAACTCCTTGTCCTGCTCACCCGCAAGCGCCTTCTTGTACTTCGCCGCGATCATCTTGAGCCGGTTCGGCGTCCAGTGCGGGCTGGCGGCACGCCACACGAGCGGACTCGACGAGTCACTGCCAGCCGGCGCCGCCCACAACAGCAGCAACGTCTCCGGGTCATCCATCGACATAGCCGCTGCGATCTCGGAACGCATCATGGACGTTGCGCGGCGGTGCGCCGTCGACGTCAGCGACACCTGCGCCGACTGCCGCTCCAGCGCCGCAGGCTCCAGCCCCTCGTTCACCGTGTCTGGCTTCACGTCCCAGCCCTCATCGACAAGGCCGAGGCACACGTCGTAGCCATACACGGCATCCTGCGCCTTGACCATCCACCGATCCTCGGTGGGCGTCTCGATCGCTTCCTTGCCGTTGCCGCGCGTCACCGTCCAGTCATGCGACTCAGCCCAACGCCAGGCGCCCCGCTGAATCTCACGGCAGATCGCCACGTCCGAGCCCGTATGGATGACCGTCTGCACCTCACCGAAGAGCTTGGCCCCGAACTCCATGCGCCAGACCGTCACCCCGCGCATCCCGTAGGACTTGCCCGAGCGTCGGGGGGCACTCTCAACCTTCTTGCCGAAGCACAGCGTGCCGTCCTCGCGGTGCTCGAGCTGGCGCACCGTGCTCAGCCGCTGCCACCAGCGGAGCCGGCAACGGAACTGCCGCTCAATCCACGAGACAGCCGGGCCGTCCGTGTGCGTGCAGCCATCCCAGCCGTACGAGCACACCGCGTCGTCGGGGACGGGCGACATCATCAGCGGCGGCGAGGCATCCTCAGGCACGTCCGCGAGATCGGCCAGCCACGGGAACGTGCGCAGGTAGTCGGGGTCCCACGCGAGGTGTTCGTCTGG